CGGGCAATGTAACCGATTCTTCCCTTCATTCTTCTGCAAACAAAGATATTCGGCGCTATTATCTCCAAGAGTATTGGAAACGGCGTCCTGCTCTTAATGCTGTTTTGAATACCGCCTTTTCAGACGCAGATGCTACTGCTGCTGCAAATGGCGCTATTCGGCTTGCTGAAAAAGTTGCTAACAAGGACTTCGAAGCTCTTGGTACAAGTATGACCACGGCTTTGGTTACGTTTGATACTACGCGAGCCGGTCTTATCATCACTACTGGTGGAACAGATCAAAATCAGGCTATCATAGCTCCTCACCTCGATCCCAACCAAACATCTTGGCAGACGGTTCCTTGGGGTACTGAAAACTCAGTTATTTGGGAATGTGTTGTTACTACGGCAGCATCTATTGCTGACATTAAACTTTGGGCAGGCTTGAAACTAACCAATGATCAATTGATTGATACTGATGCGAATCAGGCTTTTTTCAAGTTCCAAACCGACGCCACTAATAGTGAAGCTTTTTCAGACTTCACGTTATTGCACTTTGTACACACCATTACTGATGTAGACTACATTAGTGCGTTGCCTATTACTGTGGCGGCGGATACTCAATATCATCTTAAAATTGATATTAATAGCAGCAGACAAGCGGCTATATATGTCAACGGTATTCAGTACGATGTTACCACTACATCCGGTGGTACTGGTGGAACAGCGGTAACCACAGGAACTGCTAGAACCGCAGCCTTAACCAATGATATTGATCTTATTCCGTACATTGGTGTGGAAACGGGTACTGGATCAGCCAAGGCTTTGAAAGTACATTCGCAAGCCATTAGTCGGCTTATTTCTGAATAAGTCCATACCTGATGCGAACAAACGGTAAGGATGAATCTATAATCCCTGATCTTTCAGGTAAGCGCGTGGCTATTGTCGCAATGGGCAATAGCCACGCCGAATTTACCAAATCTTCTGCGTCTAATGGTGACTCGTCTATTTTTGCAGATGAAGTATGGGCCGTGAATTCTATGGGTGGGGTTATTATGCATGATCGAGTTTTCATGCTTGATCCCCCTACGCGGTTTTTTGATACAGAAGATGCAGGGTCCATGACCCATGGGATGCGGAAATGGCTCCCAATGCATGCGGGGCCTATATACACCTGCGTTTTAGATGATAGAGTTCCTGGTGCTGTTTTATACCCCTTACAGGAAGTATGCAGAGAATTGGGAACAACGTATTTGAACAATACTGTTGCTTTTGCGATAGCCTTTGCAATTTGCACCAAGGTCGAAAAGATAATGATGTATGGGGCAGATTTTGGATACGTGCATTTAAGGCAGTTTGCCGAGGCTGGCCGTGCGTGTTGTGAGTATTTATTGTCTAAGGCTGAAGAGCGTGGTATCACTGTTGAAGTTGCAATGACAACAACGATGTTTGATGCTGATAAACCTGCAACAGAAAGATTTTACGGGTACCATAGATTAGAAGATCCGCCTGTTGTAACCGAAGATGATGAAGAAAAAATAATTATTTTACCCCTATCAAAAGCACAGGAACTCCAACAGGAGAATCGCGATGGCAACATACATTAGTGGAAGTGATGCAAAATCTGTATTCTTAACAGCCGATACAGTAGCCTTGGATGCGGATGGTATATCTGTAGCAGCTACGTTAAGTGGTTCTGGGAATTTAACCCTTGGGGGTGCATTAACATCAGGTGGTTCGGCTACATTCAATGCGGGTAGGATTGTTACTCTTTTATCTGCAGGTGATGATTCCGGTGACACATTTACGGTAACTGGAACCGATGTAAATGGCGATGCCCAAACTGAAGATATAACTGGGGCAAATGCTGATACTGCAACAGGAAGCAAATACTTCAAAACAGTTACGCAAATTGCTACCGATGGTGCCAGCGCGGGTAATGTTTCAGCGGGTATAAATAATTCTGCGGCAGATGTTGTGTTTGCAGGTAGATCGCGGTTGAAGGGTATCCGAATTATGGACTCGGCCACGGCTGGAACCTTGGTGTTCCCAACCACGTCACCCACGGGGACAACCACCCTGCAACTTTCTACCGCTGCAAGTGCCACTGTATTGGACGATGTAACTATTCCAGCTGAGGGCGTTTTGTTTACGGCGGGTATCTACATTCAATATACCCGTAGTACATTCACCACGGCTACTGTATTCCACGCTTAGATAGGAGATTGTTATGAAAGGTGGACCAGGAAAAAATAAACAGCATCTTGAGAATATTGCTGGACCTGCACAAGGCCCATTACCTAAACCAACACCTTGGAATACGGATAGGTATGGGAATAAAAAACTCATGAACAAAGGCGGTTCTGTTAAGAAACGCAAGGGATATAGGCATGGTGGCATGGTAGACACACCAGAAGTAAGTGTGATGCCAAATAAACCAGTAACAGTACCCCGTTTAACGAAAACAGGTTTAAGAGAAATAGGACAACCAGTGGGATATAAGCATGGCGGCATGGTAAAACGCGCAGGAATAAAATAAATGGCCATATCAGGGTCTGCCAATTTTGATATTGATGTTGCAGATATCATAGAAGAAGCGTTTGAGCGCTGCGGCCTAGAAGCGCGTACCGGCTACGATGCCGTTACCGCACGTAGGTCGATTAATCTTCTGATGGCAGACTGGGCTAATCGTGGCATTAATTTGTGGACTATTCGGCAATTCTCACAGACCTTGGCCCAGCTTTCAAGCACCTCGGCAGTTGATACATATCCCATTGGAGAAATAACAGCAACGGTAGGGGCGTCAGCTAGTTTATCTGTTGGTGAAACCATAACGGGTTCAAGCAGCAGCACAACAGCGAAAATTATTACAAAGCCCAGTGGCACCACGCTCACACTGACTGTACCCAGTGGTGCTTTTACAGCAGGTGAAACTATAACGGGATCCAGTAGTAGTGCGACTACCACGATATCTGCAGATCCAAGTTTGGACGACGTGCAAAATACCATCGATATTTTGGATATGGTTGTTCGTCGTTCTGGTTCTGATATTTCTATAAATCGCATTAGTCGCGGTGATTACTTAGCTGTTCCAGATAAAGATGATCAAGGAAGAGCATCGCAGTTTTTTGTGGATCGTTTAATCACACCTACGGTAACGATTTGGCCGGTTCCAGAAAACTCAACAGATACCTTAATTTATTATCGCTTGGTTCGTATAGATGATGCAGACGCATCCGTAAATACAATGGAAGTACCTTTCAGGTTTTTGCCAAGTCTTGTTTCTGGGCTAGCTTATTGCATAGCCATGAAACGCGCGCCTGCTCGCATGGCCGATTTGAAAATGGTTTATGAAGAAGATTTCTTCCGAGCTGCAACAGAAGATCGTGATCGAACAAGTCTTCAACTTGTACCTACTGCAAGTTCAATACAGGTTATGTAATGGCTAAATTTGCTTCAAATAAATACGCTTACGGAATTTCTGACCGTTCAGGACAACGGTACCGTTTAAAAGATATGCGGCTTGAGTGGACCGGTTTCTGGGAGAAAAAACAGCCACAACTAACACCTGCTCGCGTACATGCTGACCCGCAAGCTCTAAAAGATTCTCGTCCAGACCGTACTGAAACAGAGGTAGAAGTGTTATTAAACCCCGATTCATTTTTAAGTAGTGCATCGGGCAGCGCAACCATTACCGTTCGTGAAGCTGGTCATGGTAGGTCAACTGGAGATACGGTGCGGTTTCGTGATGCATTGGGATTTGATGGATTCACAGCCGCCGTGTTAACTCTGGCGGCAGGATATGCAATTACCCGTGTTGATGATGACAATTATACTTTTTCAGCATCCAGTGGCACATCAACAGTAGGGTCTAGATTTGGGGGTGGTTATCCAACAACTGCTGGACCTGTAACGGTAGAGGCATGATATGGCTTTTACATTCACCACACTGAAAACAGCAATTCAAGATTATACGGAAAATGCTGAAGCAACTTTTGTAACCCAACTACCAAGATTTATTTTAAACGCGGAAGAACGTATTCTTAAAGAATGCCAGCTTGATGTTTTTAGGCGTAATCAAACAGGCACCATGACTACGGATAATAAGTTCCTAACAAAACCGTCCGATTTTTTAGCGCCTTTTTCATTAAGCGTGGTTAATTCTTCAGCTAATGAATTTCTGTTGTATAAACAAATAACGTTTCTTCAAGACTATACACCTAACCCTGCTACAACGGGGGTTCCTAAATATTATGGTGCTTGGGATGAGGCAAGTTTTCTTTTAGCCCCTACACCCAATTCTGGGTTTACGGCAGAATTACATTATTACTATCGTCCAACATCTATCACTACATCGGGTGATGGAACTTCGTGGCTTGGGGATAATGCTGAATTAGCCTTATTATATGCTGCCTTAGTTGAAGCTAATACCTTTATGAAAGGTGAAGCTGATATTATGAAGCAATATACAGATCGCTATGTTGAGGCGATACAGTTCTTAAAGAATTTGGGTGAAGGGCGACAAACTCGGGATGAATACCGATATGATCGTGTAAGGCGTGAGGTGCAGTAATGGGCATGCCTGCAATGGAAATGCCTGCCGATTACAAGGTGTTGGTACACACGACACAGAACCGTGGCTTTACGCCCGAAGAACTTGCCGAGCGGTGTGCCAAGGAAATTATATCTATTTCACGTAATGCTCCTCCCGCTATACGAGAGCAAGCTGTTGCTTTTAAAGAACAAATCGAGCGCCTTTTAGTTGTTTATATGCAGCAGGCTATCCAAAGTGATCGAACCACGGTATATAATGCTTTGAAGGATGCGGGAAGCCCGCAACTGGTTGAATTGATAAGGAGACTGTGATATGACCATAACACAGGCGATGTGTACGTCGTTTAAAAAGGAACTGCTTTTTGGCGCACATGATTTTGACACTTCTACGGGTGATACAATCAAATTGGCGCTATTTACAAGTAGTGCGAGCCTAGATGCAACTACCACGGCATTTTCTGCATCTAATGAAGTAGCCGCCAGCGGTGGTTATACTTCGGGCGGCAACACTCTTAATTCGGTAGATCCAACTACGTCTAGTACCACAGCATTTTTAGATTTTGATGATTCTACGTGGAGTTCTTCAACTATTACGGCTCGTGGTGCGATGATCTACAATACGACGCCAAATACAACGTCTATTTCTTTAACCAATCCTACGGTAGTTATTTTGGATTTTGGGTCGGATAAAAGTTCCAGTTCCGGGGACTTTACGGTTCAATTTCCGGCAGCGGATGCAAGTAACGCAATCATTCGGATTGCGTAGCAATTAGGTAATGGCAACTCAAACAGGCTGGGGACGGTCTACTTGGGGGGCCGGTACTTGGGGTAGTGCCCTTCCGGTTGAGGTTACGGGATTATCTGCAACGGGTGCTGTTAGTTCTGTAGCAGTTTCTACAGATCAGATTATAACTGAGACTGGTTTAGCGGGTACGGGTGAAGTTGGTAGTGTAACAGTAACTACGCAGCAGATTTTATCTGTTACGGGACTAGCTGGTACAGGTGCGGTAGGAACAGCAACCGTATCAGCAGATGCCAATGTAGCGGTTACTGGTTTATCGGCTACAGGTGCAGTTGGTAGTGTAACGGTATCAACAGAAGTTAATGTAACAGTTACTGGTTTAGCGGGTACGAGTGCGGTTGGCACTGTAACAGTAAGTGCGGCTGTCACCATTTCTGTTACAGGAGTTAGTGCTACAACGGCAGTTGGAACTGTAACAGTGTGGTCTGAAATAGATGCAAGTCAAACATCAAACTTTAGTGATATTTCTACATCACAATCATCAAGTTTCAGTGACATATCTACATCACAAACGCCGGATTGGACAGATATAGCGGCATAGGAGCAGTAAATGGCAAGCAGTTATACAACTAATCTTGGAATTGAAGAAATTGCCACTGGTGAACAATCCGGCACATGGGGTGATACTACTAATTTCAATATTGATATTTTAGATCGCATCATTGCATACAAAGCTGTTGGGTTAACGGGAACTACTCACACTCTTACGGTACGGGAAGCTTCTCCTGGATCTGGCACGGAAAATCTCCAGGATGGCATGTACCGTGTCATAAAATTTACCGGAGCTTTGGGTGCTAACAACACGGTCACAATCGCCCCAAATACAACCCAAGTTTTCCTTATAATTATAAACGCTACTACGGATTCCGGCTCCAGCGGACCCTATTCCGTTATTTTGAGCCAGGGCAGTGGCGCGAACATAACTGTACCAAATGGTTTCGCTAATTTTGTGTATGGTGACGGTGCGGGTAGTGGCGCAGCAGTTGTCAGTATTACTGATACATTAACAATGAGTAGCACAAAGATCACAGGTGGTGTTATAACCGGCATTACTGATTTGGCTATTGCCGATGGTGGTACAGGAGCCTCAACAGCGGCAGCAGCGAGAACAAGCCTTGGAGCGGCAGCGGACGGTGATGCTGTAGCCATGGCAATCGCGTTAGGATAATACAATGGCGAATACTTTTAAACTAAAAACCAAGGCTAACGTTTCAACTATAGCTACCGTTTACACGGTCCCCGGTAGTACAACGGCCATTGTAATTGGCTGCATGGTTGGAAATGTTCAGTCTAGCTCTATTACGGTTACGGTTCACATAGAATCAGACACGTCAGACACGGAAACCAATGCAAATGTTGAGTTGGTTACGAACGCGCCCATACCGGCAGGGTCCTCGTTGGAACTACTGTCAGGCAATAAGGTGG